CGAGGATGGTCTGGAAAACCTTCTTTCCAAGCTGGAAGCCCTTCTGCTTGCCGTAGAGCTCAAGGCTCAACACGGAGCTGGAAGCGACCTCCACATCAGACAGACCACCGGACACATACACCGGCTCGCCCAGAGTAATCTGTGCGGCATCGGAGTCGAGATCCTGGATGGTGTAGTCTGCGCTTGGAGACTTAGTGACTGCGGCATCCTGCGCGCCAACGCGAGGGATGCTGATCTTATCGCCACGGCGCGCTGCGTCGGCGCTGAAGCTGGTGGTGAACACAGACAAGGGGAGGATCGCTGCGACGAAGCCGTCGAGCACCCCTTGCGAGATGATATCATCATTGATACCGGTGATGGAGTTTCCCATAGGTAGTTTGGTTTGGGTTGGGTTGCTGCTTACTTCGCCGCCGACATTAGTGCCGTGCGGTTCTTCTTGAGGAAAGCCAGCCACTCAGCCGACTTACCGTTTTTGCGCAGTTCATTATACTGCGCAACAAGGTCTTGTTTCGGCAGAGCCGTAGGCTCGCCGGTGGTAAATTCTACTGCCGGATGACCAGCCGCTGCGACCACACGAGTCGCTAGTGCGTTGATCTTAGCTGGCGTCACTTCAGCCTCAGCTTTAGCTTTGGCGAGGTCATCAGTGAGCTTTGCGACAAAGGCATCACGCTCGCTCAATTGAGCACGCAGGCTGTCCACGAGTGCATTGGCCTCGGTGAGCTTGGCTGCGAAATCGACGCTTGCCTCGGGAGCCACTGCTTCCACCACGGCTTCCTGCTCGATTACTGGTTCCACTGTTTCGGCCTCGACGGTTTCCACCGTAGGCTCGACGGCGTCCGCGGTCGGTTCGTTGTTCATAAGTTTGATGAGTAATGCAGGCGCTTTGGCAAACCTGCTAACATCCAGTTTGGCCACTGCCTCGAGTCCGTTGTATATCTCGTCGGCAAAGCCGAAAGCCACGGCCTCCTCGGCGTCAAACCAAGTCTCAGAGTCCATGGCTGCACGGATTGTCTCCGCATCTTGTCCAGACTTGTCTGAATAGATTTTTACCAACCCTTCTTTTAGTTTATCGAGAACATCGGCCTCCTGGCGCATCTCGGTGGCATCGCCTGAGAAAGTCGCCCAAGGATTGTGGATCATCAGGAACCCATTGGACGCCATCTTTACTGGCTTGCCAGCCATTGCAATTACACTGGCCATCGATGCTGCGATGCCATCGACGAATGTAGTTACACCGCCAGCATGACCGCGAAGCGCATTAAAGATTGCGTGACCCTCAAATACAGATCCACCGGGGGAGTGGATGTGCAGATTAATGTGCGCGCCTTTGAGTTGTGAGAGCGCCGAAATAAACTCAGATGCATTTGCGCCGAAGCCACCGACCTCACCGTACAGGTACAGGTCGGCTGTGGATTCCGTCTGATTTTTGAACTCGTACCAATTAGATTTGCGCATCTACCTATTGCCTTGGTGTCAACTTAAGCCGAAGGATCCGGCACCTCGGTTCCAATCATGCCACCGCCAATGGTCGCAGTTGAAGTGCTCTGTCGCAGCATGCTGAGAGCTAGTCCGAACTCGATGCCAGTCGAGTCGGAGATCCGCTTTGCGCGTTGCACTATGTCAACAGTCTCGCGCTCGCGAGCGTCGAGGTGCTGATCTAGGACTTCGCCCTGCTCGGCAACCACGTCTGCCAAGTTTTTGAAGCCGAGCTTGTAGTCCTCGCGCCGCGCAGCTCCGTCACGTCCTAGGTCGATGCTGAACCTAGGTGGCAGCGTGAAGTCCCACTTCAATTGGCCTCCCAAATCAGTGCCAGGATATTCCGGCAGATAGCCACTGTTGATGGCTTTGCTCACAGCATAGCCAAGGATCCGCTGTGCCATCGGACGCAGCAGCTCCTGCCTGTCGAGGATGGTGGTGCGTGCCTTCTCGATCTCTGCCCTTTCCTGCGTGCCGTTTTGGCCGTCAGGTTTCCAGCACAAGCTATACGGCCAGCCGATTCCAAGCAGCGCCTTGCGTGCGAGACGGTCCTGAAACTGGTCCCAGTCAGCCCCAGGGCGAAGGTTCACAAACTGCTCCAGCTTGGATCCGGTGCCTGCCTTGAAGTAGGTGATGGTGCCACCCTCAAGACGCTCCATAGTCATCGATCCATTCGGTCCAGTATCGCAGCCGAGCGCCATGCCAGGGTCATTAACATCTGCCTGACCGCTCTCGTTCGTCTCGATCAACGTGCGCGAGCTGGACGCCATCTGATTAAGCTGCTCCCAGTACTGGCTTTGATCTGCATCGCGCAGATCGTTTAGCGCATGCGAGAATACCGGCAGGCCGCGCAGCTGGTCGGCCCATTCTGGATCGTATGACAGAATAAGATCACGCGCAGACACGTCTCTGTCCTGCGGCTCGTCATCTCCGAGGATCCGATAAGCCACAGGCCTGCCGAGGCTGTTAGTGATGACGCCATGCGTAATTTTCAGGCCAGCGTAGCCACCAGACTGCACCACAGTCTCACTACCATCACGCTGGCCAATGCGATGCGCAGGGATGGTTTGAATCATCGGCCAAGTTCCATCCTCGCTTTGCGTCAGCAGAATCCCTTGGTCTCCGTCACGGTCAACGGCCACGGAGTCCAAGTAAAGAGTTGTCTTGAAGTCGTAATTCTCGCCGCGAATATTACACGACCCATACCAAAGCATCAGCCACTCGGCGGCGAGTTTGCCCCATTCCTGATCAACTCCTCGGAAAACTGGATTCCACGCGCGGCCAATGGCATGCATTGCCTTTTGGATCGTCGCGCCTTTGACTATGCCGTTGTTAGACCAGATCCTGCGCGAAAGCGAAAGCAGTGTGCGCCAATCGCTGAAGTCGACTGCGGTATTAATGTCCTCGGTGCGCACCGGAATGTAAGTCCTGCGCGTTGTGCGGCTTGTCGCGTTGATTAGACGCGCATCGATTGGATATCCAAATTGATCGACGAGTGCCATAAGCTAGAATCGGATCCGCGTTTTGCGGATGGGTTTGGTGGAGAGATACTCTTGAATCTCTTCCTGCGTACTGCCGTCGAAATACTCGAGCGCCTGCTCAACTGTAGCCATCAGATCTGAGGTGGAGAGCTTAGGATCCACTTGAAAGCTGAATGACTTACCATTCGCACTCAGGCTAGTGATCATCTTGCCTCCGCGCTCTTGAATCACACTGAATTGCCCAGTGACAATAGCCTCAAGAACATCACGGCCCTGCGAAAGTGCGATACGCAGTAGCGATTTTATAAAAAAGTCTGGCGCGGCCATCTACCTAGAGCAGGAGTGTCAACTCGATGCCTCCACCGTGGAGCCTATCAGACCCTTGATTAAGCCGAACGCTACGGCCATTGCCTCGCAGTCCCATAGATGGTTGTCTTTTCGGACGCGCACCCATGTTGCACGCACAGCTTTTGTGGTTTTGCTCACGACATCTCGCTTAATTTCCGAGGCAATCTGGTGCCTGTAGTCTGCGGATGCGTCATCAGGCGTCTCCCAAGCTGGCCCTCGGCCTGCGCGCAGGATTGCCAGCACATCCTTCACCTTTTCATTGCTCCAGAAAATGTATCGAGCCTGCCCTCCGCACGGTGCCTGCGCTCGCTTGATAGGTGAGAAGAACTTCTTCACCGCCGGCCGATTCGGTGGAAAGTGCGTGAATCCATCCTCCTGCGAGCCGTGGAATGCGACCCATCCGTAGCGCACGCACTCGTCGTAAACCTGTCCTGTTTCGTACTGTGCGTCTTGAAATACATAGTCTTTGGGTACCTTCATTCGCACGCGAAGCTGCTCTACGTCCTCCGACATTAGTAATTTTCCAGCCCAAAGCAGTCGGCTCTCGCCAGTCTGTTTCCAAGCTCGCACGATGGCCCAGCGGTGATCACGCTGTCTGTCAACCATCAGGCAGCGCAGCAGCTCGCCTTCCCACAGTTCTCCATTTGCGTAGTCGCTGAGTAAATAGCCGGATCCTCCGAGCGCAATCTCAGGAGCCAATTCCTCCTCACGCCAGAACTCTGCCAACCGCTTTGTAACGAAAATC